TTATATTCTCTACTTTACTAGTATAGAAAACCTCCCTTTCTTCTTTGTTTTTTTCTTTCTGTCGGTCGGTTTTCATTGTATCATACGGTGTCAAGTCTTTATATTTTGTTTGTATGCCAAGAGCGATCATGTCATGCACAAACCCTTTGAGGGAGTGCCATTCATCCATGTTGGCTTTGCATATATCGATGAGTTTCTTGGATATATCGACTGCTTGAGTTTCCATAATACAGGTCAGTTACAATTCAATAGGGTGGTTAACTGCATGTAATCTACATGGTGGATATATATGTGTCAAATCAGGATTGTAATATTTCGCATTCATGATTTAGCCTCCTCTTTTTTATTCTTTTCTTGGTATTTGTTCCATTCGTCTCTCCCCTTAGCACGTTCTTTCCATTCCTTATCCCAAATAGCTGCACTATCTTTCTCAGCTTTTATTCTTTTATCTTCTGCTATAACCAACTTCCTAGCGTGTTCTATTCCTGCCTTTTTCATAAAATCAGCATTGTCATTTGCTATTGAATGCCATATCTCAAAGCAGTCACCTGTCATTTTTCTGCATTCATCATCATCCTCTCCATGCCATTCTTTATTTTCAGATTCATAACTACTTTCTTTCAAAATTTTATAACCATGCCATCTTTCATTCATTAATCTCATCTCTGTATATATTTCATGGTCTAAATCTGAAATTGTTTTTCTTAGTTTTTCTCTTTGCTTATTAAATTCAGGGACTTTGCCATAGTCTTCAGCATAGTCATAGTCAGTTGTGTACTCAGAAATTGGTTTTTTCATTGTTCTTAAATAAATTGGTTTGTAGGTTTGTTTTTTTAATCCGTTTTTGATAACTAGGATTTGCTTCAAAAGCAATCCATTCATCACTAGGTGGATCAATCCATACTCTTTTGCCATTAATCACTTGGAATCGCAAAACTTTGCCATTCATGATTGATCGCATGACTTTCATAGACCTAATTCTCTAATAGTTTTTTCGGCTAAATCAAGCGCATTAATTTCTGCTATGTAATCAGATTTACTGATTTCATTATTAAAAAAAGCATGTTCAATAATTGCTCGATTTTCTGCTTTTTCTTTGAGTTGTTTTTGAATTAGGTTTTCTAATTCTCTTTTCATTGCGGCCATGTTCGGGTTTGTTTAGTTTAGTTTGGTATGGGTAAGTTTTATATATCTAACCTGCTAATGATGGATTTCTTTCATAAGCACTTAATGAAGGGTGATTCTCCCAATATTCAAGGTCTTGTAAATGCTCTGTGAATTTCTCTTGAAACTCTATTGAATCTATTTCTAAATCAATATTGTCATCTGCAAATTCTTCTTTAAGTCTCTCGTAATACTCCTCAGAAAATTGATTAGACATAGTTAAATTCCTCAATTGGTTTAGTTGGTTGGTTGGTTCTCTAGGTCTTAATGTCTCTTTCAACTGCCTAGAATTTGACTGTCGGACTGTCGCAAACGACAGTCAACAATTGCCTTTGATAGCATTTGATGTCTTTATAATTAATCCTATTCTTTCAACTCTTTCTTTATCATCTTCTATTAAAGTAGCATTGATTAATTCATCTCTTAATAATCGACTACCAATAATATTAATTTCTTTTTTATTGCTAGGTACTTCCATTTTTCCTATTTCAACCTGATTAAAAGTATTAAAGTATCTTTGAGCTGTTCTTGTACTTACTTCAAATTGATTTTCAATTTCTTTTTTGATTTCAGTATCTCCAAACCCTTCAATTTTTTTCTCTTTAATCAAGGCTCTAATTTCATCCTCAATTAGTTCTAATTTTTGTGAATGGTTCATTTTGAATAACCTGTAAAAATTGACTGATTAGTTTTTTTCAACTTCTTTCTCTTTCCTAGTTCTTTACTTGCTTCGCTCCCTTTTGGTTGCGTGCCGTGTAATAAATGACAGAAAGAACCTTTTTTAAAACAATTACTATCATCATGATCTATTGATAAATTTAATTTCTTTGCCTCATCCTCATTAAAAACTACTCTTGAATCTCTTTCAAAATATTCTATTAAATGATCCTCAGATCCTCCCCAGGAGGCAGTTACATAAAAATTACTAGGTATCCCCAAATCTAGAAAATAACTGAGTGATTTTGAATAACAATAAAAAATATTATCAGGATTCAATTCAGCAACTTTTAACCATGCTTTCAAGTAATCCAATGAAAAGAAATCTCCACTTTCATGAATCCTGGTTAATCTCAAATTTTTATTGATACTTCTATCAATCAACTCAACTGCATTGCCTTTTCTTAAAGCTTTTAAAATAGCTTTAAAGTTATGCATGCGATTATCCCTAACCGCTGGGTATTGTGCTTCTTGGCTTGCTGCATAGCATCTAAAAAGAGTTTCATTACCGTCAACAATTTGACTCTTTCCATTAATAACGCTTGCCCATGACTTGCATAGGCGACTTTTAGGACACGTTAAACCGGCAGGAATAGAAACAATGTTTCTACTTGTTAGTTTTGAATTTCCTGAACTAACCTTTAATAGTTCTTTCATTGTTTGTTTTGGTTTTGTTTTGGTTTTTGTAGACTGCTTTATCAAGATGTTTAATACCTTGATTTAAAGCATCCAAATTATTAGTTTTTGATAAATCAATTTCTATTGATTCATTATCAAAATTAGTAAAAATAATACTAGGCATTTTTTTAGAAAAATTGAGCAATAAAAAAGTAGAGAAATTAATTCTCTACTTTTGATATTGGATGATTTACAAGCTCTTTTTCAAGCTCCTCATCTTTCCAATTTTTTAAAACTTTCTCACATGATTCAGCTAAACTTTTTAAATAAAGTTTATTAGAATCATTTTTATCATACTTACTCAAATCTGTACTTTTTAAAATTGCTGCCGCTAATTCTTCTCTGGGAATTTCTATGGTCAACTCTTGGTCTGTTCCTTTTACGGAAATCCTAGGAGTTGGCCAACTTGAAAAACTTATTGTCAGAGAATCCTTAGCTGACAAATTAAAAGTTTGATGAGTTCTAGTTGAAATTTTCATTTTTGTTTGAGTTGGTTTTTTTTGGTTTTCAGGTCTCCAAGATTTGCACTTGGCTAAGAAACTAATTAGACCTGATAATTTTTTTTTGGTCAAGAGGTGAGAAATTAATCTCACCTCATAAACCTTAAGCAAAAAGTTTTTTAGTAATTCTGAAAAGATTTTTTAAATCTTGAATTGCTGCGGTAAATTCTTTTTGATGGATTTGGCAACGAGCAACAAAGTCATTTCCATAATCATCAATTGTCAAAATACCATTTTCTCTTTGCTGGTTAATTTTCTTTTGTTCCTCGTAAGCTTGGAATAATTGCTCACGTGTCCAGATTTTTTTTGTCTCTGGATTTACTGCGGAAAATTTAGCCATTGGTTTTTTTTTGGTTGATTTGGTTTAGTGAAAAGATTTGAAAGATTTTAAAAAGTGATTAAACCTTTGTACATTTCTCTCAATCTTTTTCTTGTGTTCTCTGTCCCTCTTGAGTAAGTATCTCGTAAAAGATCTTTCTCAAATTTGGTGAGATAACGTCCATCAATCATTTGGTTTTTTAGGTTCGGTTTGGTTTAGGTGGTCTGTTCTTTTTTTTATCTCTTGGTTTCAGCTCCCCGAAAAAGGAGAAATCTTAAGAGTGAAGATTTAGTCTTGATTCTGGAAGATGAACAGCAAAAGAAAAGGAAGAATGGCTGAACTTATGTCTTAATTATAGCAAAGATCTCTAGATTATTAGTCTACAAACTATTAACTTAACAAAAAATTAACAATTAGGCGGCAAAGAGGAGGCGGCGAGATCTCAGTGATAGGGGCAGGGTTGGAGAATTGCTTCTGTCGTAGCACTTCTCCCCGAACCTAAATATATTCTCGAAATTAAGGTTTTTTATTCTCTACCCTAATAGACAATTCAGGAGCTTTAATATTTATGACTTCTTCTGCCTCACCTACAACTTTACCGAGGTCTGCAAGGAGTGTTTGGACTGTTTGAAGTTGACCTTTTTTCATTGCCTTGTCGATGGCACGAAGACGCATTGTTTGAATGCGAGAGATCATATTTTCTCTATCTTTAGACCAATCTTCATCGTTCCAGATTTTAACTTGTTTCCAATCATCCCAAGCATGACGTTCAGTTATGCCATAAGTTTTAGCATGATCTACGACAAGTGCTCTAGCTGGTAGACCTTCAGTTTGTCTACGATAGAGTTGTTGCTGCCTTTTCAGGATTTTGTCTTGAATTTCATCATTACTACGTGCCACGATTACAAATCGGAAGTCTATGTATAGGATAATAGGTTATGACAGTTAAAACCGCACAATCGGGGTTAGATATTAACTTGAGGTGGGCACAGGGGCAGGTGTTCAACGATAGGAGAAGGTTTAGGGTGTTAGTTGCTGGGAGGAGGTTTGGAAAGAGTTATTTAAGCTGTATTGAGTTATTGAAGGGGGCTATTGATCGGCCTGGGGAGACATTTTTTTATTGTGCGCCGACTTACAGGATGGCGAAGGACATTGCGTGGAAGGCATTGAAGAAATTGGTTCCGAAGGTATGGATTGAGAGTAAGAATGAGACTGATTTGAGGTTGGAATTGATAAATGGGTCAACTATTGAGTTGAAGGGTACTGAAAATGCGATGGCATTAAGGGGAAGGAGTTTATCTGGTGTTGTGTTAGATGAGGCTGCATTTATGGATGCAGAGGTATGGTTTGAGGTAATTAGGCCTGCGTTAGCTGATAAACAGGGATGGGCTTTATTTATTAGTACACCTGATGGAACTGCTAGTTGGTTTTATGATTTGTGGTGTTATGTAGCGAGTGATCCTACTGATGAGTGGAAGAGGTGGTGTTATACAACGATAGAGGGGGGTAATGTTCCAGAAGATGAGGTTGAGGCAGCTAGGGCGCAGTTAGATGGGAGAACATTTAGGCAAGAATTTGAAGCTAGCTTTGAAAATTTAACTGGATTGGTGGCTATTAGCTTTGGAGATGACAATATTTCTACGGAGGCAGAGGATATTAGCGTGATGCCTCTGTTGCTGGGTGTTGACTTTAACGTTGACCCGATGTCTGGTATTTGTGCTGTTAAAAAGGATGACACACTATATGTCTTTGATGAAATAATTATGACTGGAGGAGCTACGACATGGGATTTTGCGGAAGAAGTTACACGTAGGTACGGGGTAGATCGAAGAATTGTTGCTTGTCCTGACCCTACGGGTGGTGCGAGGAAAACAAGTGGAGTTGGTGCAACAGATCACAGTATTTTGAGAAGAAGTGGTTTTAATGTTTCTTCTCCTAAAGCACCTTGGAAGATTAGAGATAAAATTACTGCTGTTAATACTGCTTTATTTGATGCAAATAGTGTTCGTAGAACATTTATTCATCCAAGATGTAAAGAATTAATCAAATCGTTAAGAACTCTGACTTATGCGCCAAATACAGGTCTACCGAATAAAAATCTTGGTGTTGATCATGCTTTTGATGCTTTTGGGTACTTATGTTTGCAACAATTTAATTTAGCGAAACCTGAAACTTTAGGTCAAACTGGTTATAGAATCTATTAAAAACCATGAAAAAATCTGCTGGAACAAAAAGATGTGAAGCTTATCTTGCAAAGGTGAAAGGCGGTAAAAAATCTACAAGTAAGAAAAAGAGTAGTGCAAAGAAAAAGTAAACGAGGAAAGACCGTTTAGACTGTATGCAATGTTGAGAGCTTTAAACGTTAGATGACATACTCAGTTCCAGGGGCAATTCGTACAAATGTTGTTAGCCAAACCTATTTAGGT